CTTCTTTCATTGCAAGAAGCATAATTGATGTATCTTTATAACTTCCACCTAATTGATCAATAATTGGACCAACTTTACTTTCTGAAGTTATCAAATCATTCATTGAAAGAGATGTTTGCTTTTGAATAGCTGCAAAATAATTTACAGCATCAGCTGTTTGTGTTGTGTTAAGTTTATAAACATTTTGCAAAGCAATCATTGCATTTGTTGCAGTTGTTTGATCAAGGTTTCCAAGTTTTGCAAGTCTTACTGTTTGCTCTGTTGCATTAGTAAGATCTGTACCCATTTTTCCCATAGCTGCAAATGTTGATGCAACTTGAATTGTAAATTCTTGTGAAATACCAGTTGTTTGAGCCATTGTTTTTCCAAGATTAAGTACTTGTTGTGATATTTTATCTATTTGATCTTGGCTAGGAGGAGTCAATCCTTCACCGTAAACTTTTTGTAATTGTGTTAATGCTGCATTTGTAGACTCAAAAGATTTTACTGCTTCTGAACCAAATAAAAGCATTGGCATTCCCAGTCCAACTGTTAGCTGACGACCAGCCCACTGTGTATTTTTACCAAAATTAATTAATGACTGTGAACCTTTTTGGACAGCAAGGGCATATATGTTCGCTTCATTTGCTGCAATTTTTGTGGCATTTGCAGCTGCATCAATTGTTGTGGGAGTAAATACTGAATAAAAGCCCTGTTTTGTAGGATCTGCCATAATAACAGAGTTTTGTAATTTTGTTTGTTCTAATGCTAACTGCTTAACAGAGTTTGTTGCAGCACCCGATTTTCCAGTTACTATTTGATAGTATTGACCTAAACTTAATTTGCCAGATTCAAGTGCTTGACCAAATTTTGTGGTTTCAGAAGTTAATTGAACTGTTTGTTTTGTAAAAGCACCGCTTGCAGTTAATGCATTACTAAAATCGTTTGTAGCTGACTTAAGACTTGCAGAAAGCTTTGGATCTAATGTTCCAATACCAAGAGATGAATTTAAAGCTACTACTTGTGCTTGCAAGGCTTTTATCTGTGCTTGTACAGCAGAAAAATCTCCAAGCGCAACTATATTAAGCTCTATGTTAGCTATTCTTCGTCACCCCCCATAGTTATGTAAGCAAGTCCTTCACCTACACCAAATCCTTCTTGACGTGCTGCATAACCTTTAAGTTCTGCAATGTCCCTAATATTTTCACTAGGATCATCTAAATCAACACCTTGCAGTGCTGCTGCAAACTTTTTATCTTCAAAATCTTTTTTTCTTGAAGCTTCTAGCAATGCTGTTAACTCTTCAAGAGAAAGATTTGTTTCTAGCTCATCAAAATTTTTCCAATGACCGAGCAAGAAAATTTCGGACTCTAAGGAGCGTAGGTCTAGTTCGTCCCAACTAGAGCCGCTCCCAGAAGGTTTGGGTCTGTTAGCTTTAACCCACCAACTACTTCAAGAATTTTCATCATAGTTGGAACTTCAACAACTTCTTCAAATTTTTCTTGGTTATTAGCCAACTCTGGGCTGATAGCTTCTAGGCAAATCATAGCTGCTTTAATAAAAATGTCCATAGCTGCATCTGTATCATTTTGATCAGATAGTTCCATTCCATTAATTGTTGCCATAAACTTCCTTAATTGTTTAATAGGAAGTGGTCTGAGTGTGAGGGTACTACCATCACTTAATTCAATCTCTAGTACATCATATACTGTTGTTGCCAATTTAAGCTCCTTCGTTTAATTAATTAAATTATACCAATAATATGTATATAAACAAATTCAAGACCCCGCCATTTCTGACGGGGGCTTGATATCAATATTAAGTTGTAAAGACTAACTGGTTAGTTAGATCCCCATACACGGTCAATAACAACACCGTATTCAGCACCTTGATAGGTTGAGTTTGTGTCATCAGGAAGCATACGGAAGGCAACTGGGAAAACAGTTGCGTTTTCACGCTTCAATGAGTGTGCTGTTGTATCCATTGATACAACACGTCGTGCGACATAAACACGCTCTTTGTTACGACCTGAATAGGTTGCGCCTGAAACAGAATCACCAAGTTGATATGGTGCATTTCCGACTGCAATAAGAACACGCTCTACAGGAGCATCACCAAGAGCACCTGCTGCCATGTTAAGTGTTGCACCTTGCTCTCCAGTAATTGGAGTTGCATCTGTTAGTGCTGTTACAGCACTTGAATTTGCATTGTAATAGGAATCCATTTGACCCCATGACAATTGTAGATTTTCAAGAGTAGCTTCTGTTAGTTCTGTTTTAAGTTCTACCTTAAGAGCTGATTTGAAAAGTCTAGCTGCATCAAGTAATTGATCAACCGTAACTTCGTTATATGTTGGTTGATAATTTAATTCAAGACCAGTATTAGTTAAACCTACGTTGCGATATGATCCAGATGAAGCAATACCTGCATTTGCAGATGCTCCAGTAGTAGTACCGAAAAGTGTTTTTAGATCACTTGTGGTAGTAGTTGGACGTGGAGCTGTAATTCCGTCATTATTACTGACATAAATTTGTGCTGCACCAACGATTACGTTTCTAGTATTTGTTGACATATTTTTTGTTTCACCACCTTATTTTATTTAAAATAAAAAAAGATGACAATTTGCTTCCTCGTAGAAAATCATATCACTATTTTGAAATAATTCAAATTTAGGCAAATTGTCCAGTAAGTGGATCTGTTACTTCTCTTGTATATGCATAGCCTACTGTTAAATCCCCGCTCATATATCCACCTTCATTTACAAAAGGCTGAACTGGATCTGCCATTTCTATATAGAACCATAAAAAGGTAAATGGGCTATCTATACTCACATCTGCATTTATTGTTTTTGCAGATAAATCCCATCGTCTAAATAGATCAATTAAAAAGTTGGTTATTGTCTGTATTTGTGCCGTATCTCGGGATATAATCTCCATAATAAGACTTTCTGTTGATATCCACCATTGAGTATTAAATCTTTTTTGTATTACATTATAGGTAATATATGGCTTTCCTGGCAGCAAGTTATTAAATTCTGGTATTTGTTGAGAAGGTATAATTGGTATTAAAGGATTATCAAATCCATCTGGATAATAGTCATTTGGATCTAATATTCCAGCATTTACCATTTCTTGCCACATGGCATTTCTAAGGTCATATACGGCTACCCTTGTATAATCTGCTGTCATTGTATAATCTCCTTATCCAATCCCGATGAAACTATTAGTGATTTTACTGCTGAAGATACCTCTGAAGCTCCCGCCCCGCTTGTACTTAAAACCCTAGCAACTGTTTCTGCTATTGAATCATAAATTCCAGATGCATCCATAACCATATTTCCATTATCTGTATACCATTGTAGCATGTATTCTGCAAAAGCATTTTTTACTAGTGACCCGCCTGGATTAAGAATATTTACTGTTGTCCCAGGCTTGATAAATGCTAAGCCATTTGTGCCAGCAAAAGCAAGAACTTTTTCTGCAGTAAAAGATACTGGGTTTCCATTTTCCATAACCTCTGCTTTATTTGCAAAAATACTTCTTTTTGTTACAACTTTTCCAGTGGGTCCTGGTATTAACAATTCTTCATTTAATGGAACTGGTAGTTTAGATTTAAGAAAATTGGTATTAATTAGCAAACTGCCATCTGCAATTGATGCTCTTTCTAAAACAAAAAGTCTTCCTTGTGATTGACCTATTTGCCCCCACTCATAAACGTGGTGCATTCTCTTTGGATTTGCTCTTGCATATGAATCTAAATCTAAAACAAATCTTTCTGATGTTATTGAAAAAACAGCTTGTGATATTGAATCAATTACTGATTGTTGTTTTAATTCTTGTATTCCAGATATAATATGATCTAAGCCATCTAATAACTCTGTAGTATTAACCTCAAGTTTGATCATTATCTTGAACCTGTACCCTTAGAAGAACAGCTTCATAATACGCAACTCTTCCAAATGGATCCAAAGTAGCATGTGATGATGTTACTTCAAATATTGTATCTGGTTGATCAATTTTATCAATTTCAACAAATACCTGCTTGTTATCACTTGAGCGGATATTGCCTATACGCCATCTTTTACTTAACAATTCATTACACTTAATTCTTATTTGAAACTTTTCTGTATAGTCTCCCTCAGCATCAGTTTTAAAAAGTTTATTGTCTGTTCTTGTTGAAGAACCTCCGACTTTGATTGGCTCTATTTTACATTGAATTGTATGGTCGTAGACCCAAGTTCTTAAAACTGCACCAGTATTTGGATCTTGTGCATATTGCTGAATAAAAACATCTGATGTCATATTCATTATTGAACTCATAATTGAATTTTGACCAAACATTAGATTATCACTATATTAACATGGCGGTATTGATCAAGTATATTATCTACTGTAATATTACCAGTACCATTGAAAGCACCTGCATGCATTTCAAATGATATTTCACTCAAGTTAACCTTTGAAAGATATTTATTTCTCCAATTGTAATCATTTGACAAAATGTCATTAACAAGTAGCATTGTTGCTACCTTAATATCTGCTGGAACATAGGTGTATCCCATTTCTCCCTGAAATTTGTACCTAGAACCGTCTCTAAACTTTCCATAGTATAAAATGGTTGGATCCCATTCTGCATCGTCTCTAATCGTCCACCAAGGGTAATAAAGACGTACTGAAAAGCCTGTTGGTGATATTTCAAGCGGATACCCAAAAGTATTGTAAACTGGGTCCTGTGTATTATCAATTACAAGAACATCATTCTCGTAAACCTGATCTATTCTTAAAATTCTTTCTGTTAGCTGAATTGTGTCTGCACCAATTCCAACTACTTCTTGTGAGCCATTATAGTTCCAAAATTTTTGACCAGTATATCCTTCAATTATAGTTCTTGCTACTTTTTCAGCATTAGTTATTTCACTTATCTGATGAAAATTTGGATCTGATGGTGTTGCCCCAAATCCAAGAAAATCTATAATTTCGCTAACACTGGCATATTCTGTTTCTACAGAATAAAAATCATTTTGAATTACTGGTAGTGAATTTTGTGAATAAGACCACTGTAATTGGAGCATAACTGTAGTTTGAGTTAATCCATAACCAATAAATGTACTATAAACTCCTGGCTCTGGCTCATCTACTACCGTTGCATTTGAATAACCTGTAATTGGAGAGGTGGGGTTATCTGCATCATATATAGATAGAGTTGGCAAGCTATCTGCTTGAGTTAACACCCCATCACTATATACGTATAAATATACTTTTTGTTGACTACCAGTGTCTATGATTTGCATCAAGCCACCTCCCTAATTAAATTTTTAAGCGTAATACTCCTGTGCTTCCTTCGGGGTAGCAACTCGGAATCCTGTGTTGTTATCAAATATCTTTTGTGCATGCGATTCTGGCATTGCTACAAAAGGATGTTCTTGTGTAAAATTATATCCCATAGTTTGATATGAATGATTTGCTCTATCCATTTTTACCAAAATCTTTGGTTCTTTGCTTGTCATAGCTTCTCTTTTCTCTTTTTCAATATTTGATACTTTAATTTCTTGTTTGTCAGTATTGCTAAACTTATCATACATTTGATAAGAGATACCTTCTTCTTCTAAACGTGCAATGATTTCTTGTTTTGATTTAATATCTGATACATCTACTCCAAATGATTCTGCAGCTTTTTTAAGATCGGATATTTTTAAGTCTGTAAATGACATTTTTGCTCCTTTGTTTATACTATTATATCAGAAAATGATTAAGGGGTCTATTTCTAGACCCCCTAACCTTGCATCTAATAAAATTAGAATGTATTTCCGTTGACTCCGCCTGTTACGTTTGGACCATCGGTTACAGAACCAAAAGCACCTGTTGCAACAGAACCTGCCACCAAAACGTTTTTAACGATTACGTGTGCATCGTAGTTTTCCATTTGTGCGCCAACACGAATAAAGAGAGTATACTCAATTGTATCCTTCTTTGGTTGGAACAAACGATAAACTGTTACGTCACGCTTGATACCGACGATAAAGTTTTGTGGGAATGTCAAGTGAACGTCACCACAGTTACCTGAAGCACCAGAGTAATCTCCAGTGTATGATTCGTTGATCAAAGGAACGTTAATAACTGGAATACCGAAAGCGAATGGTGTTACAGTACCTGGACCACCATCGTTAGCTGCGACATCACCACGGATAACGCCAGAAGCGATATCAAATGGAGTGAAGCC